GCAGGAAGTCGCCGACCTTGTCGTTCACATCCTTGTAGATGTCCCCGAGCTTGTCGCTTTCGATGCCGACGGACTTGGCGGCAAAGGCCAGCTTCTGGAATTCCTCGAAGCCGGCATTTGCCACCTTCGCCGAGTTCTGGAGCTGGCTGATATCGCTGGAGATACCGGAAAGCGCCGCCGTGATGGCGCCGCCGGCTGCGGCAAGCGGCGCCGTGACATAGGTCGTCATCGACGCGCCGAAGTTCTGCAGGCTCTTTCCGAGTTTCGAGAGCGTGCGCGGCGCGCCGGCAGCACCCTTTTCAAATGCCGCCGTGTCGAGACCGAGCACGACGCGCAGCGCACCGATGACGGAGTTCATTGACTATCCTTGCTTGGGCTTCGCCCAGCCGCTCATCTTCGCGAGCACGTCGCGCCAGTGGGGTTTTGCGGCTTTCGAGGGGGCATCGCGGAGAAGGATCTTCTCCAGCTTGACGAAGTCTTTGGCCTTTTGCGGCGCATAGACATTGAGCTTTGCCATGAACCAGGCAGCGGTCAGCAGTTCATTCTGCCGCTTGCGTTGTCCGGCGACTGCACCGCGAACGATGATGTCGATTTCGCGAAGCGTGAGATTCCAGAAGAGCGCGGGGTCCTGCCCAACCTCGACCCAGGATGCGAGCAGAGCGTCCCAGTCTAGGGGCGCCCCACCCGCTTCGGCTTTCCCGCGGGGCGCTTCGCCCCTGCCGTCTGTTTCGGCATGCCGAGCTGTACGACCTCGACGACGAGGAGACCGGCAGCCTCAAGGCCCATGGACTCCATCATATTGCCGGCGTCGTGCGCGGTCGCCTCGGGATCGGAGAAGCTGAGAGCCGCCCGGAAGATGGCGCGGAAGAGACGCTGGTCGACGTCCTTGCCCTTCGCCATCGCCTCCAGATCGCGCACGATGGCTGTCGTGCTCTTGCCCAACGCATCCTCCAGCTCGCACCATTCGTTGGTGCCGAGCCGGAAGCCATATGTTTTGCCGTCGATTTCACGGGTGACGACGCCCTTAACGCTGTTCGTCATGACCAACCCTTAGGCGACAACGGCGCCGGTCGCGGCGGTCGCAACCATCGTGTTGAAGTTGTCGTTCGCGCCGGTGACCTCGCAGGTGATGGTATCGCCGATATCGCCGGTAACGGGCACATAAGAGGTGCCCGTCGCGCCAGAGACTGCAACTCCGGCCACCTTCCACTGGAAGGTGAAGGTCTCGGCGCCGGCCCAGATAGCCGGATCAAGGATCAGCGGCGCGCCGACTTTGGCCGTGCCGGTGACCGTCGGCGCGACGATGTTGCGCGGCGCGGTCGGATCAGTCTGGATCGGATCGCCCGAAACCTTGAAGGTCACGGTCGCCGTCATCTTGTCGTCGAGCGGCGCCGCCTTCTCATAGGTCTGCCGGCTACCGACAAAGAGGATCTGCACACCGTTCGGGAACGTGATGCGGCACCACTTGCGCTTGCCCTTCGAGGCGATCAGCGCCTTGTCGGACGCCGAGCCCGGAACGTAATTCATCTCGAAGGAAGCCTCGCCGGCATCCGTCAGGCTTTCGATGAACTCCCGCGTCCGGTTCGGACTCTGGAAATGCGACGCGTCGACCTGGTCGGTTTCTTCCGACGGCGGCGTCATATCGTTCAGCTCGGCGATGTAGGTGAACACCGTCGGGGTTGCGAGATCGGCCATCTCGAAAGTGATGCCGTAACCAATGGATGCTTCAGTGTCTGCCATGACAGGCTCCCTTTCAGAGGCGTGAGTGCCAGATGATGATGTCCGCCGACCGGCGGAAGAGTTTCTTGACGTCGGTTTCGGTCGGGAGATCGCGGATATTGTCGACAAATCCGCCCTTGATCCGCACGCCCGAGATAATGCCGCGGTAGCCGGAGAGCAGCTGCAACACCGCCTCGGAGATCCGCTTCGCCGCTAGATAGGTTTCGGCGTAAGCGTCGAACTGCACGCGCTGGTCTACGAGGGATGCGCCCTGCATGTGATAGGAAGGGCTGCCGCCGATCGTTTGAAGCACGAGATAGTCTGGCTTTTCGCCTTGTGGCGCCCTGCCCCAATGCAACCGCGTACCGATCAGCCGCTTGACGGCGGCATCGCTAAGCAGAAGTGCCGTCAATGCTTCTTCCATAGGATCAACCGCCGAGCTTTCGCGCTTCGCGTTCGGCCTTGCGCTGCGCGCGGGCCGTGGCTTTTTCGATCTCGGTCACGAGACCGGTTTTGATGATGTCGAGCGAGCGGTCCTTGTTCGCATCCCACGCGGGGCGAAGGTGGGGTTTTGCCGCCTGGTGCTCGTTGCCGAATTCGGTCTGGACTGCGGCGGGATCGTTCGGCCCGGCATAGACCTCGACGGGGCTTTGCTTCCGGTTAAGCTTCGATTGCCGCCGTGTCAGTTTCGTGCCGACACCATAGGAATCCTTGAGGTTCCCGGTCGGTCCAAGCGGGGCATTCGCCCGGCCCGCATCCGCGATCGGCTCCGCCGCCTTCGTTAGCACCCGCCGCCCGACATTGCGGGCGGTCACCTTGCCGAGATCCCGGAGAGCCTTTTCCAATTCGCGCAGGCCTTCGACCTTGACCTTCGTCCGCATCAATCCGCCCTCGCCGTCACGTCGAACTCAGTGCCGACCCGGCGGCCGATTTCGCGCACGCTTCGGATATCCCAGGCTCGCCCCTCGCAGGTGACCCGGTCCTTCACCGTGAGATCGCCACGATAGCCGATCCGGAATGTCGCGTTCTCCGCGCCCGTCAGCTGCTGCGCCTCAATGCGCTCGCCCCCGCGATCCGGCGCGAGCTGCCCCCACACGGTGGCAACCGTTACCCATTCAATGATCGGCTGATTGACCTCATCACGGCCGGTCTCCTGCTCGCGCAGAATGGCGACGCGCTTGTCCAGTTTCCCGGCGCGCATCAGAGACCCGTCCGCCGATAAGGTGCCAGCAACCGATCAATCGCAACACTCGCCGGCAGGCTGGAGGCGATCGTCCCGATCACGGTCTCCTCCCGGTTCTCGTACCAGGCGCCGACCGCAAGCAGGATCGCCTGCTGGATTGGAACCGGCACGCTGGCGCTACCGGCCGTATAGGTCACCGAAACGGCGGCAGACTCATAGAGATCGCCGGGCATCGACCAGGCATTGCGGAAGCGCACGGTGCTGCGACCGCCGCCATCCGTCGCCAACGCATAGTCGGCAGGACCAACGGTCGAGAGCTGCCCCTCGCCGTCGCGCCACGTCACGGAACCGATCGCGCTGACCGGCCCGAGACCGAGCGGCAGGCAACGGCCGAACCCGTCGAAATCCTGCCGCCACACCTGCGTTTTCAGACACCGCCCCAGAATGCCGGTCCAGCCGTCGAGAAGCTCTGTCGCGGCAAGGATATAGGCGCCGAGCAGCTGCTGAATTTCCATCAACCCAACAGCATCATAGTTGTCGGCGCTGATACGGCACTGCCGCATCGCTTCCTCGATCGACACGGCCATATCGGCAGGCGGAGTCACAAGAACGGGACGGTGCATTTGGTTAGCCATCAATCAGGACGTGGAAAACGCCGACCTTCGCGCTGCCGCCCTGAGCGACAGCAATTTTCACGCGATCATTGGCGATGCCGATCTTGTCCTGGACGCCCGTGCCGCCGGCCGCGTACAGAGATGCGGCGCCCGCCTGCGAATGGGTAGGCTGGCGAGGAGCACGGATGGCGGAAGCATTCACGTCACTCTCGGCCCAGATTCCGACACCGGTCGCCTCGCCGGTCACGGTAAAGTCGACGCCGTTTGCGTACCCGTTGGCGCCGTCCTTGACGTACTCGATCTGATGGACCTTGCCGGAGGTACGCGGGGTGTACCCGATCGCGGTTCCGTCGGCGGCCGTGGTAACCGTCACCTTAAAGCGTTTCATGTTCGGTCTTCCTTTCTCGGCCCGCAGGCCTTTACTTGGCCTTGCGGCCGGTGCTGGCCTTGTTCGCAGGAGCGCGCTCGGCCTTGTTCAACGGGGAAGCGTCTGCCTTGCGCGCGCGCGCCGGGCCGATCAGCTGCAGGGTTTTGGGAGACAGGTGGCCCAGATCGGGCTTGGTGCCGATGCGGACCTCGCCCTCATCATAGAGGCGGTCACCGTCGTGGCGCCGCAGGACTTTCCACTCAAAAAGATTAGACATGATCGACTCTCCATCGGTTCAGAGAGCGGGCGGCGATTGCCGCCCGCCTTGCTGAGCCGATCAGAGATCAGGCAGCCAAGGCCGTATCGAAATCGCCATAAATGAACGCTTCCGGGCGATACACCGCGAGCGCCAGGCGTTCTTCGCCGAGGATGGTCACGAGGTTCTTCGTGAAGTCATCGTTCACATAGCCGACCTCAATGCGCGACTCCCAACGGTCGAACAGCTGCGCACCCTGACGATAGGCGCCGGTCAGGAACTTGCGCGGCGCGATGGCCTGTGTTTCGACGACGGGAAGACGCCATAACGTCGGCTCAACTGAGCCCTGCGGATTGCCGATGATGTAGCG